TCGAGCGTTCCCTCCAGGAAGCCGCCCCCGCCCGCCAGATCGCGCAACAGTTCCAGGAGCCGGTTGCCCCTTACATGGCCCGCATCAACAGCTTCGGCATCCAGCCGACGCAGGCGATCCAGCAGTTGCTCCAGGCCGACTACACGCTGGCGACTGCCGCGCCCCGCGACGCCGCCCGTCTGATGGCCAAGCTGGTCAAGGATTACAACATCGACATCCGTGAGTTGGACGATGCGTTGGTGGGAACGCCGCAGGCCGATCCGCAGCAAGTCCTCGCGCAGCAGATCGAACAGTCGCTCATGCAACGCCTGTCGCCGGTTCTGTCATTCGCCCAACAGCAGCAGAACTACCTCGCCCAACAGCAGCAGGTGGAGCAACAGCAGGCTGCCGGCGAGATCGAGCAGATGAGCCTGGATCCCCGCTTCCCCTACTTCGAGGATGTGCGGCAGGACATGGCCGACATCATCGAACTCGGCATCAAGCGCGGCATTGCAATCACGCCCGAACAGGCATACCATCGGGCCGTAGCGTTCAATCCGGAAACCTCGAACCAGGTGAAGGCACAGACAGCACACCAGCAGGCGCAACGGGCCAAAGCTGCTTCGTCCAGCGTGACCGGCTCTCCGGTGACTGGTGGGCAGATGTCCCTTCAAGGTGACGGTTCCCTCCGGGGCGCACTCGAAGCAGCATTTGGAGGCCAGCGGCTGTGAGTCACATAGACGGCTTCCTCAAGGCAGTGCTTGGTCCGATCCTCCCTGAAACACGGGATGAACGACCAAGGCAGTATCGCCAACCGGCAACGGTCATGGCTCCTGTAGTAACGCATGGCCCTTCCAGCGGGCCGAGTGAAGGCACACAGCCCCATCACGGAACAACTGGAAACCCCCATACACCTACATAGGAGCAACATCATGTCTTTCCCGAACAGCGCGATCAGCGACATCATCGCCACTACCATCCAGTCCCGCACCGGCAAGATCGCCGACAACGTGACCAACAACAACGCCCTTCTGCGTCGCCTCCAGCAACGCGGCAACATCCGCACCTTCTCCGGCGGTAACGTCATCCTCGAAGAACTGTCGTTCGCCGAGAACGGCAACGCGGGCTACTACAGCGGTTATGAGACGCTGCCGGTCGCCGCTGCCGACGTAATCAGCGCCGCACAGTACGACATCAAGCAGGCCGCCTGCCCGGTCACGATCTCCGGTCTGGAACAGTTGCAGAACGCCGGCAAGGAACAGATCATCGACCTGCTGGAGGCCCGCATGTCGGTCGCCGAATCGACGATGGCCAACCTGATCTCCAGCGGCATCTACTCGGACGGCACCGGCTCCGGCGGCAAGCAGATCACCGGCCTGCTGCTGCAAGTCGCAACCGACCCGACCTCCGGTTCGCCGGGCGGTATCGACCGCGCGACGTGGACCTTCTGGCGCAACAAGATTTTCAAGGCGACCACCACCGGCGGCGCGGCGACCACGGCCAGCAACATCCAGTCCTACATGAACCAGTTGTGGGCCTCCTTGGTGCGCGGCACCGACCGTCCCGACCTCATCATCATGGACAATGCCTACTGGGGCTACTACATGAACAGCCTCCAGGCGATCCAGCGTTTCGCCGGCACCGACGAAGCCAAGCTCGGCTTCATGTCGCTGAAGTACATGGACGCCGATGTGGTCCTCGACGGCGGCATCGGCGGCTTCCAGGCCACCAAGACGATGCACATGCTGAACACTAAGTACATCAAGTATCGCCCGCACGCGCAGCGCAACATGGTTCCGCTGTCTCCGGGCCAGCGGTACTCGGTGAACCAAGACGCCGCCGTGCAGATTCTTGCGTGGGCCGGCAACCTGACCGCTGGCGGTCTGCAATTCCAGGGCAAGATGTTCGAGTAACAGGGTGGGGGCCTCGGCCCCCTCTCTCCACAGTCAAGGAGAAAGAACATGAGTACTGGAAACGCAGGTGCAGCCATCGGGCTGGCGAACACCAACAAGGTCGGCCCCCTTGGGGCTTACGTCCAAACGGTCGGTCCCACCACAGTTGCTGATGCACAAGCCGGCAACCGTGACCCGTCGTCATCGGTCAATTTCATGGGTCCATCCGGCCCCGCAAACTTCGACTACAACGCTCTCGGTGAAGCAATCGGATTCACCGCCCCGGCCAATAACGGGGCGGCGGCGGGCAAAACCGCGCAGTGGATTCAGCTTGGCGTCGGCGGCCTGACCAACGCGCAGACCCGCGTAAACATCTCGGCAGGTGTCGGTACGTACAACGCAGCGGGGACGCACGATGTCTTCTGCTCGCTGTACGCCAACCGGACGCTGCCGGCGAATACGTATTGCTGGGCCTTCGAGCGTTAAATCGTGATACCGGGCAAGCGCGACGAATTTGGGGCACTGTACATCACTACAGCCGCCCCCACAGCCTCCGACCCTAGGGTTGGGGGCGTTTGCGTGACCCCCGATGGGGTGGTAAAGGTCAACGCCAACACGCCGCAGCGGTTTGACCAAGGCAAGGGCTTCATGAACAACGGTGCGCTTTGCGTCGACGTTGCGGGAACGCCCATCGCGGGCTACGTGGGCGGCTTGCCCGTCACGGCAACTGGCGCGCTCAAGTGCCAACTGAACCAGCCCGTATCCCCCGGCGATGCCTACGTGGGCGGTCTGCGGGTTGGTCCGTTGGGCGGGCTGTACATTACCGACGCTGCCCCCGCATTCACCCCGGCCAGCCTCTTTGCGTCAGGCGAGCAGGGGGCGTGGTTTGATCCGAGCGATCTGAGTACGATGTTCCAGGATATTTACGGGTCAGTTCCAGTTACGGCGGCAGGGCAACCCGTCGCACGAATTAACGATAAGTCGAAAGGACTGGCACTTGGCGCAAACGTAATCCTTAATGGGGATTTCAGTACAAGTGCGTCGTGGGTCGATAACTCAAGCGGGGGGTTTACCATTTCAGGCGGTGTCGGCAATATCAACGTTGCCGGATCAACCACCATCATTTTCTACCAGCCATTTGGGGTGACGGGGACATATTACGAGGTCACTTACACAGTAACAATTATCAGCGGGTTAGTGAAGACTTACGAAGGCGGCGTGAGTCGCACCGTAAGCGGAACCTACACCGAAAGATTTGCGCTTCTGGACCAAGGATGGGGTTTGCGGTTTGGCACGTCCATGGCCACAGTTGCCACAATAGACAACGTGTCGGTCAAGCAAGTTCTTGGTAATCATGCCACGCAGGCGAATGCCGCCGCTTGCCCACAATATCAGAATGATGGCACCCATCACTGGCTCCAGTTCGATGGGGTGGATGACTCGCTGGCGACGACATTCTCGTCTGCTCTTGGCTCGGCCTGCACTCTTGGCAAGGCTGTAAAGCCATCCGCTACAGTTGTCGGGTCGCAAACCGTTGGAACAACCTACACGCAAAACGTGACGCACTATGGAACTGTGCTGACCAATGACGCGCTGACGGGACAGGAAACAACAGACTTGACTGCATGGCTCAACGGAAAGGCGGGCAATTAAATGAATTTCTCTGCCTCCATCCCCGTCGCCCAGATGCAAGCCGCCAACGACTTGCTGAACAACACCGCCCAGACTCCCGGAGTGAAATCCTTTGGCCCAAAGAATTTCAGCGTACCTGCCTATGCTGGCCCGTCACCTGCCTTTGGCCTACTTCATGCATGGAGTGATGCAGAATTCGAGGCGGCAGTTGCAGCGATTCCGAACGTGGTTATCCAGCAAGGGCTGGCCGACCCGATAGCGACGACCAGCGCCCTCGCAGGCGAGTGGAGCGCGGATGCCAAGCCCTTGACTGGCACGGTATCCCCCGGCCTCTACAAGGACACCAAGAACGTCTTGTGGTGGGTGATTCAGACCTACGATACGGCGGTCTATCCCGACCCCGCCCTGATTCCCGCGCTGATTCGCGTCGCCAAGGTGCCTGGAGAAGTGCTTCCGTGGCAACAGCCGCTTGACCAATATGATGCCTACAAGCTGAAAAACCCATTCACCGGCCAGCCTGACCAATGCACCCACAAGAGCAAGAAGTGGCAAGTGTCGGAAGCGGATGGCGCGGGCAACAACGTCTGGGAGCCGGGCGTGTTCGGCTGGGTTCAAATTTGACGTAAGGGCTTGGCGGGATGGCCCGTTTTCCAAACATTCCGCGCCACATAAGGATAAATGCCATGAATGAAGTCGCTGGAAACTACATCGTCCCGGAGATTGATCCCCGGTTCAACCCCCTCGCAACCCTTGACCCCGACAGTCAAGCCAACCTCTACGCCGGCGACAACAAACTGGCTGTTACCTTTCACACGAAGGCTGTCCTGCATCCGATCAAGAGCACGGAAGCTGGCCGCCCGGTGTATGATGAAGTGGACTACATCCGCATTCAGATACCCGGCATCAGCATGACCTACGTCGATGCCCCGGTGGACGAGTACAACTACATGCAACGCTTCGGCGACCGCTACCGCAAGTGGAAGGAATCGAACAAGCAGGAAGTGCTCGGCACCCCGATTTCATCGTGGCCGTTCACCATGACCAAGATCAGTCTTGTTGCCGAACTGTCCGGCATGGGCATCAACAGCGTCGAACAGTTGGCAAACCTCCACGACGGAGCTATCCAGGGCATCATGGGCGGTCAGGAACTCCGCAAGCGGGCGCAGGAATGGCTCGATACGACAACCGGCACTGATGCGGTGATCGCCAAACTGTCGTCCGAAAAGGACCAACTCAAGTCGCAGATGGAAGTCCTCCAGAAGCAGATGGGCGAACTGTTGGCGGCGCAGAACAAGCCGGCTCCCCTGTCGGCTAACCGCCCCTTCGTCAAGGATAAGTAATGAGCCAGGATTCCGTTTTGTGGGTTGTGCAGCAGGCATCTGCTGAAATGGGCCTGCCGCGCCCCCTCGAAGCGGTGTCCTCGCAAGATACGACCACGCAGCAACTCGTTGCCCTGCTCAACGCGGCCGGCAACGAGATGGTCAATGGCTACCCGTGGGAGCAACTGACCAAGGAGTTCATCATCACGACAGCCGAAGGGCAGGCTGAATACGACCTGCCCTCCGACTGGTCGTATTTCACGGATCAGACGCAATGGGACAGGACAAATCACTGGCCGCTGCTTGGGCCGAAGACTGCGCAAGAGTGGCAATGGCTGAAGGGTGGACTTTTATCAAGCGGCCCGCGCCTTCGTTACCGTGTCCTGGGTGGCAAGTTCAACATCTTCCCGACTCCTTCACCACAGAACACCCCCTCAGGCAACAGCAACACGACGGGCGTATTCGCCCCGTGGACGCTGGCGATGGAGTACGTCAGTCGGAATTGGCTGGCGTCGACGGTTGAAGCCAACACCTTCTACGACTACGCGCAGGACGATACCAACGTGCTGCTCGTCGATCCGTGGCTGATGGTCAAGTTCCTCAAGATGAAGTACTGGGAGGCCAAGGGTCTGAACACCACGGCCTACTCCAAGGACTTCCTCGGCATGTGGGAGAGCCGCATCGGGAAAAACAAGGGTGCGCCGATGCTTACCCTCGCCCCGCGTGCCCGCACAATGCTGATCGGGATCAACTATATCCCGGATGGTAGTTGGCAAGTGAGTAACTGATGCTCAAGGAAGCCAAGTACGGCATCGGGCAAATCAGCAAGCCGACCACCCGCCCCGCCCCAGTCAAGGGCATCAACGCCTACGACTCCATCGTGGCGATGGGTGAGGGCTTCGCGCTGGTATTGCGCAACTTCTTCGCCCAACCCTACGGCTGTCAGGTGCGGCGCGGCTATGTCCGCCACTGCGAAGGGCTGGACGGCTACGTTGAAACGTTGATGTCGCACAACAAGGGCGACGGCGCGAAGCTCTACGCCTTCACGACCGGCAACGGCACAACCTGTAATCTCTACGATGTGACAACACCGAACACGACGCCGACCGCGTTGGAGACTGATCTGTTGAACGCCCGCTGGCAGTTCGCCAACATCGCCAACGCCGCCGGGGTGCAACTGGTCGCCGTCAACGGAGCGGACGATATGCTGTGGGTAAAGCAGAACGACACGCGGGCGTGGATCAGCGCCGGCGACGGCACTGCAGACACGATCAAGAATATCGACCCGGCCAAGTTCATCGACGTCTACAGCCACCAGAAACGGCTGTGGTTCGTCGAGAAGGACAGCACGAACGCATGGTATCTGCCGCCCGACCAAGTGTTCGGCGAGGCCACGCTGTTCAATCCCGGCATCAACTGGGTGCGCGGCGGCTACCTGAACCAGATCATCACCTGGACCATCGACGACGGCAACGGCGCGGACGACCATCTGGCGTTCATCTCGTCCGAAGGTGAGGTCAGCATCTACCAAGGCATCGACCCGGCGGCTGTTGAAACGTGGGGGCTACAGGGCGTCTATTTCGCCGGCGCTCCGGTCGGGCGGCGCGCGGCGGTCCGCTACGGCGGCGACATCCGGCTGGTGACGCAGAACGGCACAGTCAGCATGTCGGGCCTGCTCAAGAGCACCAAGGTCAATCCGACAGAGGATGATGACGGCAAGTACGTTCAACAGTTGGTATCCTCAGCGGTGAGTGAGGTTGGCGACAAGTTCGGCTGGCAGCCGTTCGTCTTCCCCGGCGCGAACATGTTCCTCCTGAACGTGCCAGTTTCCGACACGGTGTTCTACCAGTTCGTGATGAATGACATCACGAAGGCGTGGAGCAACTTCTACGGCTACAACGCCCACTGCTGGGAGCTTCATCAACAGTTGCCCTTCTTCGGCGGGCTGGGCGCGGTCTATCGGGCATGGGAACAGTTCACGGACGACGCCGTGATCGACAACGCCGGCAAGGTGACGAAGGGCGCACAGATCAGGTCCGAAGCACAGACCTGTTTCAGCTA